CGAACGGCTAATGACTACCAAACGAAAATTGGCAGAATCCAAAAATAAATTCAATTCCACAGGGTTCAAACGTTTACCAGCATTTACTCAAACACGTATAAAACAAGATGTTGATTATCTAATTGGGTTGGAAACAGACCAGAAGAGAGATATTGAAAGGTTGAGCGATATTTTACAGGCTTTGGATGAAAAATATCAACGGATGGAAAGTATAGAATCTCTTCTTTCACGACGTCTTACAGTTCGCGAAATTCATAAATTAAGACATTTGATTAGTCAACTTGAACCCCGACATCAGCAAGAATACAGGGATAGAATGCGAATTTCATTAAGAAAATTTTGATTATTTTTGGTTTTCATTAAAAATTAATGAAAACATGACCTTACAATTTTTCAAACACTTCGTAATCCAAATCTTTGCACTTTAAAAAAGATTCTTTTAAGGAAGCTTCAAACGCTATGTCAACCGGGTATCTGTTTAAAATATTTAACGCTGCTTCTGTGGTTCCTCCACGTGAAGATATTTTAGAAATCATACTATTCTCGTCTACTATTGCACCACTAGCTTTAACAGCTGCGTTAGCTAGCTGAAAAGATAGATTTTTAGGTATATCATGGTCCATTGCACTCTGAGCTAAAATATCACGTACACGAAGCAATAACGCTGGCGAAGTCCCTACTATGCCCGTGGCAATATCTACTTCGTGATCTGATCGAACTCGAATCGGATCACCCCCAAGACTAAACAATTGTTTACTGAATTGTGCTAAAATAGGATTTTCACAAAAATATACCGTATCACTTTTACCGTTTACTATACTTAAATTAGGCATGACCCTGGCAATATTTGTGTTTGGAAAGGCATGTCCTAATGTGTTGGTAGAAACTCCTGCTAGAGCCGATATTAAATCACTTGGCTGCTGTTGGTTTAATTCGTGGTTTACAGATGGTAAGTCATGGGGTTTGACACACAGTATTGGAGTGTATTCTTGTAAATTTATATCAGAGATAGTGCTAGTTACGGGTAAGTTTAAATTCTTAACACTATTAGCGGTTATTTTGCATTTCTCTATCATATGAAAAGGTTGATTATGTTTCTTTAAAGTTTTTGCTATTGCCGTGCCAAGATTACCGGCTCCTACGATTAGTATCTTCCTCATTTTTATAATCATATGAGCCCTTAAAATATAAAATCTTTACAAAAACCAGAGCAATCGACAAAATCACGTCAAATATACTAATCAAGATAAGAGGTTTTAATTTGTTTTTAACACCATATGCAAGTCCGAGTACTGAAGCCATCAACCCCAGTATTGTAAACGGCCAAGATAACTTATCACCGTTTTTTGTTCTATATATGTCTACTAGTTCTATAATAAATGCTATTTGCCCACCAGCCGAAGCTGTATAGGCCATCCAATCCCATTTCGTTTTAGGCATTTATTATATGATTTATTTACATTCTGAAATGATTCGGTGATTATCGTTTACGTTTACTTTTACGTTTTTGCATAAGCAACACAACAATTAATAGTAATCCCACCACACCAAGTGTTATCCAAAGCCAAGTCAAATTTACAGAACAACTAGATTTATCTTCATAATTTTCAGTGGTGGGGCATTGTGACGATTTCGATTGATTACACATCCCGAATGTATCTCCAGTTCCGTACCAAATTGCAAAATTTTTCCAATTGAAGTCTTTCGGTCTACTGTTTAGTAAGTTTATTATAGTTTTCGGTGTCAACCTTTCATCGATACACGTACCTGTATCTATTAAACAATTACCGGAACCACAAACCATAGGGACACCTCTATCAGCTGGAGAATCTCCTAATCTGTTCTTGACACCTGTCCAAAACGTGCTACTTGGTGTACAATTTGAGCTATACAAATCATTAGTGTTATCTGTATACGCTTGCCCCAAGCAATAATCCCAAGACCGGGAAGATTCAACACCGTCGGGTGTCTCTTTTTTTGCACTGCCTAATGAGAGCGTCCAAGCTAATTTTACGTTCTTCGGCGCAGCTGAAGTCATCACATAAACAGCCGAGCCTTTTCCATTATACGTTGCACCTTCTTCTGCGTCATATATGATGCCATCTAATGTATACTTTTTGATATCTTTTTTAATCAGTGTTATCATTCGTGAAGCTAATGGAGGGTTTTTAGGACCCCCTTCTTTACCGTATTTGGCACATTTTGGCGCATTCTTCCTAGCGTTACAAAAAGGACTTGTTTTTCCAAAGTCGTAAGCTATCCATTTTTCTACATTCATATTCGGATAATTTTCCTGAATTGTATGCCACATTTTTACCATATTACTATCATCCAGACTCCAAAAGTTATCAAGAGAAGTGTGGTTTTTATTATAACTTCTAGCTGCTGCGTTAGCAATGGCAACGACTGTGTGAAAATATTTTTTAACATCTTTTTCATCTGGTAATGGATGAATGAAACCACTAGCTTCAGGATATAAAAATAAAATACCTTTAACCGTCGGATCAGGTCCCGGAGATGGTATAGGTGTTGGTATAGGAGTTGGATGGTGATGATGGCTAGGTGTTGGTATAGGTGTTGGTATAGGTGTTGGTATAGGAGTTGGATGGTGATGATGGCTAGGTGTTGGTATAGGAGTTGGTATAGGAGTTGGATGGTGATGATGGCTAGGTGTTGGTATAGGAGTAGGTCTAGGAGTTGGATGGTGATGATGGCTAGGTGTTGGTATAGGAGTAGGTCTAGGAGTTGGTGCTTGACCGCACTGTTGTGGGGGGTTGGTTCCATGGCAAAAATATGGTGGTTTCTTGTCTGGGCCATCCATACAATAACTCCCGGTTGGGCATTCTCTTCCAGGGGGTGTTGGTATAGGAGTAGGTCTAGGAGTTGGATGGTGATGATGGCTAGGAGTTGGTGCTTGACCACACTGTTGTGTGGTTCCATGGCAAAAATATGGCGGTGATTTTGTTGGATCAATCATACAATAACTCCCGGGCGGGCATTCCGCGTCTTTTGGATCGAGAGATGTATTTCTTACTACGTATTTCTTCATTTTATTATAGAATGAAGAAATACATTTATTAACATTTTTTACTAACATTACGTTTCTATTGCGTAATCGGTAACATGCATCTAGGTTTCTTACCATGTTTTGTAAAACACCTGGCTTGCTCTGGTGGACAAGAACCGGCTTGACTCTGCATACAAACTCCTTGATAACACATTGGGGCGGTTGTTAAATTTCCCTTCTTCTTACCGCTTAGACAAACACCACCTAAACAACCTTTTCTGGGTCTATTTTCAGGGCATTTAGGCACCAAGTTTCCCGGTATTCCGGAATGAATAGAATTAAAATCTGGTCCAGGAAAATCTGATCTAGGATTAGGATATTCAGGATTTATAACACCGTCGCAATTATATTTGCGTTTAACAATTTGCCCAGGTCCTGTCATATCAACAACACCTGCTAAAAGGGATTCCGACAAAGATGGTTCATGCTGATGTGGTCGCTGAGTATTACCTAGACACGGCACGGTGGTGTTCACACCTAAGTAAAGAGCACTTTTACTTTGTGGATAAGTATTTTCATTGGGATAAGACATAAGATTGTACTTTGGGTACGAAGACATCTTTATTATTAAAAAATAAAGATGAAAGTTAATTCGCATTAGGTTCTCCGAATTTTTCTGCCTTGGCTAGACGAATTCCTAAATACTCAATCGCACTGTAAATATCGGACGGCATAATAGTTTTAGTACCACCTTGATTATTTACAACTAGTATCGCGTCACATATGAACCCTGCTTTCATTAAAATTAAGTTACGAATAACATCGACACATTCGCTAGACATCGTTTTGACTCCTCCCTGACGCGCGAGTCGTTGGAGTGCGGGAGCCGTGATACTTTTTGTATCAACTGGGTCATCATCTTCTTTTACATCGTCGATATTAATATTCAAAGGTAATGATCGATCTTCTAGAGCAAGAATAAAGTCAATATCTTCCGGTAGTAACTTCACTCTACCAGCATGGACTGCTGCGAGATTACTTCGGTGCAGTATTCCAACAATATACGATTCGAGATAATATTGTAGAATCGAGAACACTTGCTTTGAAATCTTCACGTTATGCCCCTTATTCTTCACAAGGGCTCTGATTACTTTCTCAAACGGAGACTTTGCCAATATTACTCGGTTGAAAACTTTTTGCAGTTTTTTAATGTCTCGCAAAGCAACAGTTCCGGGCTTAAATCTATGTGTTTTGGGTCCGCTAGTGTCACCCTTCTTTTTTCTTTTCTGTGGTTTTTTAACTGTCAAGGCTGGATGAATAAAAGGCACATAACCACATCCCAGTAGCTTGATACTGAATTTCTTAAAAACTTCGTTAGCAGCTGTGTTTTTGACGGCTAACTCAATGTCTCGAATAGTCAGCCTGATCTTTTTATTCAGATCAGAATACCCGACAGCCGAATCAAAAATTTCCTCACACAATCCCTCCAAAGCACAGGACAACGCCAATGGTGCTTTTTTAGTGATCATCATGTTACTATCGTCTCTCAAAAACTTCTCGGTTATCGATGGAGGAAATGTAACACCTGCTTTTTCCTGTCGACTAACGCTCTTTTCATCCGACTTTTCACTTTTATCACACGCGGCTGTAAATTTTTTCTTGACTTTAAGATAAATTTTTCTTGGAAAGTTAATACATACCACTGCAAGAATTTCGCTCTCGGAAATAGTTTTCTTACTACTAATACGAGCCATTTTCTTTGAGTCGGCCGATAGACAATTAGACAAATAACAGAAAACACTGTTCAATTGTTGTTTTGTATTTGTGGTGATGCCTTTTTTAGGGTGTTCGACCTTTAATAATTTACCGATGTAACTGGCAAAAAATCTGTTTTGTTTTTTCTTAAGAAGAGAATTAGTCATTTTCTAAAACATCACTGTTTTTAAATAAACATTCCTCACACAAGGTGTAATATCATTTAAAAACGTAATTACCGCTAGATACATGTTTTTAGATTTACGGCAGCGTGTTTTACACGCTGCCGATATAAAAATTATTAAACTACGAAACTCATCAGCTCATTAATTTTCTTTCGCATATTAACTATATTTTCCAATATCTGCGGACCTATGATGAAATATCCTATAAATTGAATAGCTGAAAGACCAAAATCACTGATTTTCATAGAAACTGTTTTACATGTAAAATCGGATGTGAATTTATTTGCATCTTCAAACCCCCTTAAGAGATACATCGGAACATCCATAGTAAACATGTATGCTATGTATAATCCAGTAATTATTGTACAATTTATATAAAACTCCCTTACAGACTCGCGTTTAGTGTCTGTAAAAATTATACTCCTTGCAAACAGGTATAATCCCATGACAATCCATATACTCTCTTCCGCGGCATGATAAAAATTAGAACCAGAAATAATCGCTAACCAGCAAAAACATTGTGCGATAATCACGTTTATCAAAAGAAGATTCCTACATAATACGTGAACTAAAAAACCTAGTTTGTTGTTTCTTTCAACATTTTTACTAAACCTATACGATGAATCGAGTAAGCGGTTAACTTCAATTACAAACCCTATTTCACCCAGAGTTGCTAGACATCTGCCATATAAAACGTTAGAGTAGTAGCTATCTATAAAACAATGCCTAGAAGCATCTATTCTGGGTAAAGAAGATCTATACACGCAATTCAACAGAAATAATATTTTGGGAAGACTATTCCATTTAATAGTTGCTAAGTTGTATAATACACCACTTAGCAAACAAGAGTACCAGATTTTACCTAAAGTTTCGTCGAACATTTTTTCCACAGCTTTCTGTGGAAAAAATCAAATTGAAACAAGATTTGATTTTTACGAAATCAAATGTGTGTAACAATATGGAACAATTCAGAAGTTAAGCTTTTATTATGTAATATCGACGCTGATCTTTACCAACCAAATAAAAATGAAAGTATAAATAGATCAAATTTCACTATATTAAGTCCCTCTTTTGAACCTTCGTCTTCGTTTGAACCTTCGTCTTCGTTTGAACCTTCGTCTTCGTTTG